GTCGTTAACCCTGACGCATACACATGGTACGAGGGAACTTCATACCAATTACGCGCTGAATCAACTGCTGACGGTTCAATTACCGTGGGCGTGTATTCATTTGGTGCAGTCGCAACAAAGATCGCCGCGGGTGCGTTCAAGAATAACAAGGCTTAATAGCCACACTTAATCATGCGGCGGGTTCTCCCGATCTCGCCGCAGCAGATCGAAAGGAACGGACATGCCAGCCATTGTCACAGCAAGCCAATTGCGTACCGTGCTTGGCGTGTCCGTTTCCTTATACAGTGACAGTTATCTGGACGAAATAATCAACACCAGCGAGGCAGTCATTTTGCCAATGCTGGTTGCAAATACTTCAGCGATTCAGTCGTACAAATTAGAATCAAATGTCGCGTATTTCTACACGCAGCGCGAACATCATTTTGTTGCAGGTCAAACCGTGATCGTGACTGGTTTGCCAGCACCATTCACCGCAACATTCACAGTCGTCAGCGCGACACTGTATTCATTCACCGTTGCATTGACTTCATCAAATGTCACATTGCGCGAGATCATTCCAATGGGTACAGCAACGCTTCAAGGCTATTCAGCAGCTGATTTATACGCAACCAGCGCGCCAATTGAATCGGCAGTGCTTGCAGTAAGCGTTGAAGTATTTCAGTCACGCGTTGCAGCAGGCGGCGAAATTCAGGGCGTAGATTTTGCCAGCACCCCGTATCGCATGGGTCGCAGTCTCACCAATAGGGTTTCCACATTACTTCAGCCGTTTTTAGACGTTGAAGGAATTTGCCAATAATGCCAGCCAATTCAATCGCCGAAACACGTGCCGCATTAGCCAATGCGTTCAGCGCATTATCTGCCACATGCTATTCAAGCGTTCCTGAATCGCCGATCCCGCCCGCAATTGTGATCGTGCCAGATTCGCCCTACATGGAAGTAGTGCTAATTGGCAAGGCTTCAACAAAGGTCAAATTAAATTTTGCAATCAGTGCAATTGTTGCGTCAAACAGCAACGCGGCGTCACTGGACAATCTGGAAAAACTGATAATCGGAATTCTCGCGGCAATGCCCGCGGGATACGTCGTGGGCGTTATTGAAAAGCCAACGGTGTTGGAGGTTGGACAATCTCCCATGCTGGTTGCTGACATAAACGTTTCGACTTACTACACACAAACAAACTAGGGGACAAAATGCCAACGACAATCATAACGGGTCGCGATTTAGTCGTGACCATTGCGTCAACAAATTACGACGCACAGGCTTCATCAGCCGTGCTTTCAAATTCACCAACAGTGGAAACGTACCAAACTTTAGACGGTCAGGCTTACAAACACATAAATGACCAGTGGAGTTTTGAAGTTTCAATGCTTGCAGACTGGGGCGCGTCAGGATCATTGTGCGAAGCATTATGGACTGCATGCGAATCAGCACCAAACACAACATTGGCGTGTTCATTGACTGCGGCAACAGGTGCAGTTTTTGCGTTCAACGTAATGCCAGTATTTCCTTCAGTCGGCGGGTCAGCACCAGATGCACAGACCGTTGATCTATCATTCATTGTGGTTGGAACACCAACCGAAACATTCAGCTAAGAAATAACAATCGGGAGACAAAATGAAGTTACCAATAACAATTGAATACAACAACGGCGACCAAATTACCTACACGGCAGCACCGCCTGAATGGGTAAAGTGGGAAAAACATACGGGTCACACAATTTCACAGGCGCAGGAAAAGATCGGAATTTCTGATCTGGTATTTCTTGCTTATCACGCCATGAAGCGCGAAGCCGCTGGGAAACCAGTCAAGCCAATCGAAGCATGGACGGAGACAATCTCCGAAGTGATAGTCGGTGAAGCAAACCCAAAAGTCACCCCGTCGGAAGCCTAAGTCGAATCGTTTGGGAGATAGCCCTGGCAACGGGGCTATCACCAAATGAATTTGATACCGCTGAGGACATTCTGACCGTTATCGAAATTTTGGAAAGGCGCGCAAATGGCAACTGAAGCAATCAGTTACGACAAGGCTGAATTACGCGCGATCCTTAAGTCCTTTAAAGCAATGGACGAGGAAGCCACAAAACAAGCAAAGGAACAATCGTCTGAACTAGCCGAATACGTTCGCGGCAAAATCATTTCAGCAAGCGGTGGCGCGTCGAATCGGGTGGCAAACAAAATTGCCCAGGGTTCAAAAGTATCTAAGTCATCAAAAATTGGAGAAATGTCATTCGGTTTTGCGTCGCAGAAATTAAGCGGTGGCGGTACAACCCAGCAATTGTGGGGCGGTTATGAATTCGGATCGAACAAATACAAGCAATTCCCAGTGTGGTCAGGGCGTGAAGGTCGCGGGTCACGGGGTTGGTTTATCTATCCAACGCTTCGCAGCGTTCAGCCTGACATTGTTAAGAAATGGGAACAAGCATTTTCTAAGATAGTGAAGGAGTACGACTAGTGGCAGGCGGCAGTCGTACCCTTAAACTTTCCATTCTTGGAGACGTTGACAATCTCAACAAATCACTGAAAACCGCCAGTGGCGACGTTGACACATTTGGCGACAAGGTTGGCAAGGCTGGTTTAGCAATCGGCAAAGCCTTCGCCGCTGCTGCCGCTGCTGCTGGGGCTGCTGCAATTGCAATTGGTATTGACGCGGTAAAGGCTGCAATCGACGACGAAAAGGCACAGACGCAATTGGCGTTGGCGTTGGAAAATGCCACAGGTGCAACAGACGCACAGATCAAGGCGACTGAGGCGTCAATCCTTCAAATGTCATTGGCGACGGGCGTTGCAGACGATGAACTTCGCCCAGCCCTAGCGCGTTTGGTGAGAAGTACGTCTGATACCAGTAAGGCACAAGATTTGTTGGCAATTGCGCTAGACGTCGCGGCTGCAACAGGAAAGCCAGTCGAAGCCGTCGCGAACAGCCTTGCAAAGGCTTATGACGGAAACACCGCAGCATTGGGCAAATTAGGCATTGGTTTATCAGCTGCTGAATTGAAAACAATGTCGTTCGATCAGGTGCAAACAAAACTTTCAGAATTGTTTGGTGGCGCAGCCGCTGCAAATGCCGAAACATACGCAGGCAAAATTGCACGCGTTCAAATTGCATTTGACGAAGCAAAGGAAACGCTAGGCACTGCACTGCTGCCAATCCTTGACAAATTCTTGTCATTCATAAATCAAAACGCACTGCCTGCGATCCAAGCATTTACCAACGCGTTCAGTTTGACTGGCACGGACGGGTTTGGAAAAACAATAAGTGAAGTCGGCGCAGTAATTAAACAAACCGTTCAGCCAATTTTCGAAGGTATCAAAAGTGTTTTTGATCGTGTCAAAACGGCAATCAAAAACAACAAAGATGAATTTGAATCATTTGCTGAAGTCATAGCATTTGTTGCCCCGATACTTGGAAAAGTAATTGGAACCGCATTTGAAAACGCTGGCAAAATTGCAAGCATTGCAATCAACATCATTGGCAAAGTAATGTCGGCGATCAAACCATTATTGAACATGTACATTGAAGGAATCAACCTAATCATTCGCGGAATCAACCTAGTCAAGACCGGTCCCGACATTGCGTTCATTCCAAAAATTGGTGATACGTCAGTGGCAACACCAGGTGCTTCAGGTTTCAGCGGCACAATGCCAGGTGGCGGCAGTTTTACAACAGGCGGCGAAACAGCAGGCACAGGCGGTGGTGGTGCGGGTAACAAGATCACAACTAGCACGTTCACGGGTGGCACAAGCGGCGGCAGCAGTAAAGGCGTATCAACTGCCAGCAAAACAGCAGCAACCGCACAAGCGGCAATCACTGGTTTGGGTGCTTCAGGCGTTTCAGGTGTCAGCACAACAAGCCTTGCAGGAATCTTGGCGGCGTCAGGTGGCGATCGCGGCAGCATGACTTCAGCAGGCACAACGATCAACCTGACCGTGAATGGTGCAATAGACAAGGAAGGCACTGCCCGCACAATTGTGGACACGCTAAATAATTCGTTTTATCGCGGTACAGGCGGCGCGGGTAATCTGGTCACAGCATGACGCAATGGAATCCCGTTTGGAAGGTTGAAATTGACGGCGTTGAATACACCAGCGCAGTTTTAGCAAATCTTTCAATTCAAAGCGGTCGAACAAACATTTATGAACAAGCGCAGGCAGGATACGTCAACCTTCAGCTGCTGGACGTCAATCAAACAGCAATCCCCGTCAACATAAATTCAACAATAAGTGTTTCAATCAAAAACACTTCAAACACTTTTGTGCCGATTTTTGGCGGTAACGTTGTGGACATTGGGCTGGAAGTGCGTGACGTAGGTTCAACAATGCTGACGCAAACCTATTCGATCACAGCACTAGGGGCATTGGCGCGTTTGCCAAAAATTATTCGGACGCAAAACCTTGCCCGCGATTTTGACGGCGATCAGATTTTTGAGGTTTTAAGTGAGGTTTTATACAATCAGTGGCAACAGGTTGCAGGGGGTTTGACTTGGGCAACTTATGATCCGACAATTACGTGGGCAAACGCCGAAAACAATGGGCTTGGTGAAATTGACCGTCCTGGCAATTATGACCTAGCCTCACAAGGACATGACCCAATAGACGTTTATTCGTTAGTTTCAGGTTTGGCGACGTCGGGGCTTGGGTACATTTACGAGGACGCACTGGGGCGAATCGGGTATGCCGATAGTACGCACCGCACGACTTACCTTTCAGCAAATGGTTACGTTGACCTTGACGCAAACCAAGCCCGTGCCGCTGGGTTACGCATAGAAACCCGTGTGGGAGACGTACGCAACGCCATAACAATCAACTACGGCACCAACAGCAACAACAGCGTGTCAGACAGCGATCCCGCCTCAATTTCAATTTATGGCAACCTCGCCCAAATAATTTCAACGACCTTGCATGACGCAAATGACGCAAACGCACAAGCGGCGTTTTATTTATCACTTCGCGCTAACCCAAAACCAATTTTTAGCGAAATCACATTTGACCTGACAAACCCAGAATTAGACAATAGTGACCGCGACAATCTAATCGGCATTTTTATGGGTGAGGCAATCTCGCTAAACAATCTGCCGCTAAACATGGCGTCAGGTACGTTTCAGGGGTTTGTCGAAGGCTGGTCGTTTCAAGCCTCATACAATCAACTTTCCATTACGTTGATACTTTCGCCGCTTGCTTATTCCTTGCAGGCAATGCAGTGGAATGACGTGCCGATTACTGAAACTTGGGCAAGCGTGTCGCCGATTTTAGAATGGGAAAATGCAACAATTGTTGCCTAACGAAAGGAAAGCCAATGTCTAACCCGACCACCCCGTTTTCGTGGCAAATGCCAACGTCAACCGATCTTGTCACGGACTTGCCAGCCGATTTTGAAGTGTTTGGTCAAGCCGTTGCGACTTCAATGGCAGACTTATTAGGTGGCACGACTGGTCAAATTCTTTCCAAGGCGTCAAACACCGACATGGATTTCACATGGATCACAAATGACATTGGTGACATAACTGCCGTGAACGCTGGCAGTGGTTTGACTGGTGGCGGTACTTCAGGTTCGGTCACACTTGCAATCGACACAAGCCCAACAATCGCTGGCACGATCAACGCGACGGGTGACATAAATCTTTCGGCAACAAATGCACCAGGTAGCATTATTGACGAATTCACGCTGATCCTAATGAACGCACTCTAAGAAAAGGAGAAACAAATGGCAACATCAGCAAAACCCCTATTTCGAGGGGCGGCGACAACAACGACAACAACCGTTTTGTATACCGTACCTGCTTCAACAACCACGGTGGTCAGCAACATTGCGATCACAAACACAGCAGCTAGTTCTGCAACATTCACACTAGGAATGGGCACCGCAGGTGCAAATACCGCATTGCATACAACGACAGCAATTGCGGCAAATTCAACAATTTACATTGACCTAAAGCAAGCGATAACAGCAACGCAAACGATCACAGGCGGCGCAAGCGCAGTCACAGTTTCGTTTCACATTTCAGGCGTGGAGGTTTCGTGATGGGATCATCAACAGTTCCTGCCGCTAGTGGCGGCAAAACTAGTTTTTATGTCACACTTTTAACAGGTACTTCATACACAGTGCCTGCCGGTGTTACTTATCTAAATGCAACATTATGCGGAGGAGGTGGTGGTGCTGGTGGAGGCGCAACTGGACCACGCGGTCAGGGTGGACAAATTGTGACAAGCGTTGTGACAACAACACCTGGGGCTTCTATTGCGTACGCAATTGGGGCAGGTGGAGGCACAGGATCGCAAGGAGGTACAACAACATTTACAGGTGCAACAAGCGCGGTTGGCGGTTTGGGTTCATCTTCAACTGGCACCGCTGGTTTTTGTAATCCAAATGAAGGCAATCTTGCTGGTGTTACTGGTGGTGCTGGTGCAATTTTAATTGAATACTGGGCATAGGAGACAAGAATGAGAACGTTTGCAGTTATCGAAAACAACAAAGTCGTCAACATCATTGTCGGCGTTGAGGACGAAGTGTTAGAAGCCAACGCAGGAAAATACATTGAATACACAAACGGCTGGACTTATCCTGAAGGTATTGACGGCGGCGAATTTTTTCCAAAGGAAACACCGTTAAGCAATGAGTAATTATCTAGTCAACACAAATGCACGACTGATCGAAGTCGCTTTAGCTGAAGTCGGCACAATTGAGGAAGGCGACAACCTCACCAAATACGGCAAATTCACAAAGGCTGACGGTTTGCCATGGTGCGGATCATTCGTAAATTGGTGCGCTGCACAGGCAGGCGTCAAAATTCATTCAGTCGTTAGCACTGCAATTGGCGCGCATAAATTCAAGGAAATCAACCGTTGGTCAAACATGCCGCAATTGGGATACATAGCGTTTATGGACTTTCCACATGACGGCGTTGATCGTATTTCACACGTTGGCATTGTTGTCGGTCTAATTGACGATAAGCAGTGCATAACAATTGAAGGCAATACCAGCGGAACAGGCGACCAACGCAACGGCGGCATGGTCATGGTCAAGGTTCGCAACGTTGGCAAGGAAATTGTCGGGTTTGGTATTCCAAAATTTGCCCCATACCAGGGAGAATACCCAGTCGTTGAAATGCCAAAAGTGGCAGCAAAACCAACAAAGGAGACAAAAAAATGGACAAAGCCAAAGCCCTAGCCGCGTCATGGGCGCGGTCATTCATGGCAGCAGCCCTAGCCCTATACATGGCGGGGGTGACTGATCCAAAGACGCTTGCAATGGCAGGCGTTGCAGCGGTAGCACCCGTCATTTTAAGGGCGTTAAACCCTAGCGACAAGAGTTTCGGGTTAACGGGGAAGTAGCCCGAAAAGCCGCGGCGATAGCCTTAGCACTGGGGTCAGTGTTGGGGCTATCTGCTTGCGGTTATCAGGGTT